TATGACTATATCCTTCGGAGTACCCTGCTTCCAGTTTGCGTTAGAATAATCGAACATTCTGACACATACACCATTGATACACAGATAAACCAAGTTCACGTCCTTCTCTGTTGCATCCCCACCACCAAGATTGTTGACCGTATGAGTAGTAGTTCCATCAATAGACAGAGAGAATTTTATTCGCTTGGTCTCAGGATAGTAAGTTATTACATGATCCGTAGAACACTTTACCTCGATTTTATTTGCGTATATGCGGAAACCGGTTGTATCATCCATGCAATCGACGATAACCGCATTCTCATCAGAACAGATACCTGTCTCGAACTCAATCTCAATGGTTCTTCCCTTCTTGCTTCCGCTGACACCAAAGTTCTCTGCGAAAGGTTGCCAGTCTTTCAATGTGACAGATTTTCCAGCTCCGATGGTCATACCCTTTCCGTCCAAGAAACCATTATAGGCATTCAACTTAAAGTTGGCAGAACGCTCCAAATAGGAAGTTCTTACTCCTTCGTAATAACTCTCCAGGTTCTCGATTCCCTTATCGGAATTAGTCTTACCCTTCATGGTGTAATATACCTTGCATTCGCTTACGGGTTGCAAGGTAACTCCTGCACCTTTGATTGTTACATCGTGGGTTGCACTCACCTCGCCAATAGATATGACTACACTAATCTTTGGAGCATAGTCATTCAAATCCAATGGTACAGTAGCCTTCAATGGTGTCTCACCCGAAGTATGATTATCATCTACGGTACATAACTGGTCCGTCAGGACAAGCTCTTCCGTATTGTTATTATACAATACCTTGATTTCGATTGCAACCTGTGAGCCAATCTCATTGTCAGGAAGGTAGAAATAATAAGGTACTTGAATAGTGGAATACTGAGTAGCAGATACAGGAGCATCCTTTCCTATAGCAATGGCAGGGGTATTGCCCTTCTTGATATAGGAAGTTCGTATCTTTTCTGTTGTAATACCATACTCTGAATTGGATGCCCATACTTCAATCTCATGCTTACCAGCTATATAAGTACCTTTTGAATCAATAACAAACTCACCAGATGAGTTGTTGATGGTTTTGGTCATGGTTTCACTACCATTGCCATTGCTTACCTTGCAATAGACGGTGGCATTTGCACCCTGGCAATTCACACGCAGAGACCACTTTCCATCCCTTACGGAAGTTTCTACATAACTCGCATCAAAAGAGAGATTGATAGATACTGTTCTGATACTGAGAGAGAAAGTTCTGCTTTGACCGTGCGTATTCGCCACGGTAATCTTTACCGTATTCGTTTCTGACACAAGATAGTTGGTCAGGTCAACATTATAATTGTTGCCAGTTGCCGTACCAGAAGCTTCAAGCGTCTGTTTCAATTCTGGAATATCAACACCATTTACTGATACCACAAGAGTTCCACTTGTCTCATCCTTTTCGCTTGGCTCTCCGTAGTAGCTATTGTAATTGATGGTCGCAATACACTCTGTTCCCTTGACGATAACATCATTGGGTCTCTTTACCATAGATGTTCGTAGGATATACTGAAGTTCAGCCTTTGCTGTAACAAAGTCATACGACTGTTTGACGTTATCGGCATAGGTATCCTTGTCGTTATACCACTGTCGATAACTGTTTTCATCCGAAAAGAACCTCCAATAGATGTGCGAGCTGTTTCCCTCCGGCACTACCTCTTGGTCTATATAACCGAACTTCCCATCTTTTAGGGAAATCAAGTTGTCCTTGATGAGCTTCTGTACCCATTTTCCCAAATAGCCTCCCCAATCGGTGTTGAGGTCAGTTATTTCCTTATCTATTTTTTCTGTTGCCATATCTTAATTAATTTTTCCAAGTTTCATCATTAATCCAAGGTTTCTCATTTACCCACCATCCACTGCCGAAACAACTTCTGATAGCTTGCCAAATAAGAACACTTCCCTTATACACTGCTGAAATCACATTACTTCCTAATCTGATAGCAGAGATTTCTTTATTTCCTAACTTGATCATAGACTATTCCTCCGTAAGCATATAGTAAGTATCGGCTTCCTTTTTTTCCAAAGCTTCGTAAGCCGCTTCCGTCATGTTCACGAACTTCGTTATAGTAGCAGGGATGGCCTCTACTTTTTTCTTCAATGTAGAAATATCGGACGTAGCTGTAGCCAAAGCCTTTTTGTTTTCCTCTGCCGTTTTGCTTGCCGCCTCTGCCTTGGTCAACGCATTGCTTGCATCAGTAGCAGCAGTGGTTGCTTTCTCCTTGATTTCGGTAATAGTGGATGATAAGTCTCTGAGTTTGACACTAACAGCCTTCTGACTCATCACCTTATCCTCAGCTTCTCCTGATTCCTGGACAACACTCTCCTTGTCGAACTTCTTAGCCAATGCATCATTCAGGGTCTTCTGGCTTACAACCTTATTGGTGCTCACGCCCAACTCCTGAGCCACTTCCAGCAAGGATGTGTTTACCCAGCTGCTGCCATTATCAGAATAGAGCACATTGATGCCCTGAGGAACTACGAGATTATCAAAGTTTTTATACGTACCAGCTACGGTCGCAAAATAATAGATCTTGGCATCAACTACCTTCACTGGCACAGTCCCAACATTCGCCACACCCATATACGTAAATCCCTTAATGAGTTTGAACTTTTCTATGATATTTGTTATCAACTCGTCCCAATAGCTATCCCTCTCGGCATTTACACACCAAGTTCCTCTGTCTGCATTCCAGTAATGAGCCCAACCTTCTATCACCACAAAGTCACCGGCCACACCACCAGTAGGGAACTTTCGGTTCACCTCATAGATGCTGCCATATTCTCCCTTATAGTGAGGATCTTCTTTATTAATATCGTTAGCCATAAGATTTTATATTTGAGATAATTGGTTATACTTTTCTGCTAAATCGCTTTCCTTCTTACTTACCAGGAAGATGCTGATGGCACGATAGATAAGATATTTCTTGCATTCATCTGTAAGGGAAAGGATAATCTTCTGGTCGGTCACTTCGCTTTCATGCCCAGTATCAGTAGAAAACACATCCTCTAACTTTTGATAAGGGATATACGTGAACAGTTCAACCTCATGATCATATACAGCTCCAACAGGTGCATGGTTGGCATCATACCTTCCGGCAGTCCAGTACATCAGCACTCGCTTTCCTGTAGTTGGCGATGTGGTAATCATGCCCTTTGGTTTCTGTGGCGTTCCCCTGGTCCACCGGGAGGCTTGCATCTGAGCCTCCTTGCTGCCTGGTTCCATCAGCATCGTCAGCGTACTTTGCCAACTTTTTAGTTTCAGTTCTACCAGTCTCAGCCAATCGTCAGGAATTGTCAGGCATCCATGACCATCTGTAAACTGTGTTTGGATGGCATCATAATCTTGATTGCCACTTTCATTCAGCGAAACTTCCACCCTTTTGGGGAGAATCATTTGCGCTGGTGCTTGCAGCAGAATCTGTTGTGCTGCCGTTTCAATGGCTTGCTTCATTTCCGTGTCCGAATCATCCGTAATGATGTCATTCACCTCATCATGGATCACTTCGTCCATAGCTATGCGCATATCCTTCACAAGGTCACTCATAAGAACTTCCATAAGCAAGAAACCTATTAACTAAAAATTATAAACTAAAACTCAATCACCACACCCAACTCTTTAGCCTTCTCCTTCACACTCTCAGGTGATTTCAGTTTCCTTACATCCACCTTATAAGTCTTCTGAAGATAGTTCTTGGCCTTGGTGATGTTCTCGAAATGAAGGGCATTCTCGTCCTTCACCTGCTCTTCTTTTTGTTGCTGAATCTCTTCCGGCTGGCTCTCATCAATGATACGGCCTGCCTTCGTAAGAGGATGTCTCCTGATGCATTCTGCCACCTGCTTGTTATCCGTAATGTACGAATAGGCATCGTTGCCGCACCGCTCAAACTCAATGTTCTTGATCAGGCCGCTCGGCAGAGTCACCACAAAAATGAGCATACTCTTAGCTACAAATCTATACATATCTATTTGTGTTTATGGTGAAGGGATAGCGAGGCTGCATTAGCCTCAACTATCCCCAAGATTGATATATGTAGAAAACTATCAGTTTCCTATACGATGATTACGCTGCCTCCAAAATCTGCTCATCTGTCACGCCATCAGCAGTGAAAACTGGTCGTGCTACACGCGCATGAGCATCAGGAAAGGTCAGTACCCAGCAGCTATACTCCTCCATCACAACACCTGCTGTGTTACGAATCAAGAGATCCTTAGCGTTAAACTCATTTCTGGTCCATGTGCCGAATACATACTTATCCAGATAACGAGCATCCAGGCAGAAAGCTCTACCATCCATACCCCAGGAGTTAAAAGCATCGTGACGATAAATCAGAATCTTAGTACCCATACTCTCAAATTTCTCGAAGTCAAGTTTCCAACCCTGATAGTCCTTTTCTGTCTGGGTAATGATACGCTTATTAGAACGAAGGTTAGCAAATGCCTGATAAATCAAGTTGTCAACAAAGAGGAGTTTGGTACGGCTAGAGTTACCTGCACCCTTCAACATAGCAGCAATAAACTGAGTCAATTCTTTCTCGCTGATTACATACTCGTATACCTGCTTCACAACCTCAGTTGTACCATCATCAGAGTTCGTAACCTTTACCTTCGTTGTTACAGGAACAAGATCGCCTTTATCGTTCCTCTGCATCTTTGGTTCCCAGTGACCTATCTGCAAATCCTTTCCAGCTTCCCAGAAGATGCCGCCCATAGTGTATACCATACCGACATCCTTTCCACCATTCGACTGAGAACGATAGCCAAAGAGACCACTCAACTCCTGTCCCTGACGCATATCGTCCATCGCCATTTTCTCCTGTCTGGTGAAGTCCCACTGAACCTGGGTCTTCATCATACGGTCAATAAGAGATTCCTCTACCTGCATGATGAATCGCTGACAATACTGGAAGCTCTTGTCAGGCATAGAATAGTAACTACCTGTTTCAACTTCCTTTTCTCCAGCGGCTCTACCAAGTCGCATCACTACTGTTCCAATGGCAATATCCTCAGGAATGTCTCTGTTACCACGTGATTGATTCTTTTTGCCATTCAGTGCATAACAGGTTGGATTACCATCGTTGTCAACAGACGTAACTCGCAACTGCAGAGGAATCATCTTGCTTCTGTCGGTACCATTATCATCAAAACCCAACATGTCGTTAACCATAATAATGTCACCAATACCAAACACAGTAGGATTTTCTACCTTAAATGTCACTGAGCCACCATTTGTAGTTTTAGCAAGTTTCTCAGTTAGTTTGGTTTTGATTGGTCGCTGACCGATGGAATAATACTCGATGCGGTTGCTGTCAACAGGAGTCATTCGTTTCGAAGCTCGAAGAATCTGATCAATAGGGCAACTCTCCAATTTCATTTCTACCACGGTTGGGTTAACATGTGCTACATAGTAGTCCCAATTTCCCATTTTTTCCTGCTGCTCCTGACTAGCAGCTGCCCATTTAGGACCAGTACCACCAACACCAGGACCATCTGTAGGACCAGTCGGGCCACCACCACCTTCACCAGTTGGAACAGCAGGAGGATTTTCTGCCATCGCATAAGAGCTTCCACCACTAAGGATCATGACGAGCACCGCCATCATGAAACCAAACCATTTCTTAAACTGTTTCATAATCGATACATTTAAAATTATTAATTATAAATTTCTAATTCTACATTCCAATCATCTTGCTGTACACCTGTTCTGTACGGCTCTTTTCCTTTGGTAATGAAGGTGCTCCACCGCCTCCATCGATGTTGATGTTCTTCTTGCCGCCTTGCTTGCCATCATGCAGTTGTTTCTGCTGGTCAATCTTCTCGTTCTTACCACGCTTGTAGCCTCGCTCTTCTGCATCAGCCACAGCCTTGTCGAAGTCCTTGATCTGGAAAAGGCGCAAGAAGTCTTCTTTCTTCAGATCATACCGAGCTGCACGCCATACGAAACCATCATCATCGTGATCCTCGCCATCATCGCTACGCTTGTATAGCCATTCTATCAAATCGGTAATCGCCTCAGGCTTCAATTTCGCTTCTTTAATAGCAGCGTCAAGTTCGGCATCTTCCTGCTCCATATTGGCAGCAAGTTGCTCATTGTCCTTTGCTAGTTTCTCGCTGGCTTCAAGTTTCTCTTTTTCGCTAGCTTTCAAGCGTGCCTTAGCCTTCTCGTCACCATTGATGGCATCAATATAGTCCTGCCCCATTTCATCAATCATGAAATCGATAAAATTGAAGTCGCTGCCATCGGCATTTTTCTTTGTAACAAGACCTGTCACCAGACTTGGAGCATGGGGGGTGTTCTGCAACATTTTGTTGAAGTCATCCATTTTCTGCTTATTCTGGTCATACTGGTCGTAATCGGTCGAAAGTTGACCATAAACAGCCTCATCATCGTCCATATTCAAGTCCGGATAACGCTGAGCAAGACGCTCTCTGAAAGAATCTCGCTTTGACTTAACTTTCTGATTATCAATAGTTTCCTTTGCCATAAATATTCATTTTTAATATTTGTGTGCTAAATTAAGGAAAATTTCGCATTACTTTGTGATAAGTTCTGCATCTTGATGAATTAATTTTGCTGGTATGAAACATCTAAATTCCATATCCGAAATTTACCTTAAAAGAGACCAAGAAATGTATCTGCTCTTTCGTAAGGCCAAGAGGATGGTAGAATATCCTACCACCATGGCTAAGATATGCGATTACATCGCCAAGATGCCTGCCTCTTGCTATTATCTGGCTGATAGCACAGCCTATCGGTATGTATGTAAACGCATCAAGGGGGATAAGCCTAAATTCGGCAAATACCAAGCCATGAAAGAAAAACTTTTTGAAGATTTCTATCAGGATTTCTTGCGTCTCCGGCAAATGGATCAATACAAGGAATACAATACCAAAAATCTTGTGTATGTATGCCTGAATCTTCCTGCGCCCAATTTGGGCATGGCTCCACGCTACATCCAAATGAAAATAAACAATTATTTCCGCAATAAGAAAACATCATTCATAACTCGATAAATCACTTCCATTATGCGTACATTATATATAACACTTCTCATCATCCTCCTGATGGCTTTCATCATTCCGCTTCATGCCTCGCTGGCTGTGTCTCCATCATCGCCATTATACACCCATTTCACCTATATGTTCGGTCATGCCAACTTTATACACTGGGGTATCAACGGCTGGTGCATATTGATGGTTCATCATCAGTTCCGTTTCCATCGCTTACTGGCTGCCTGGCTCTGCTCCGTCTTGGTGTCGTTCATATACTATCCGGCATTACCTGTATTGGGTGCATCCGTATTGATTTCTTTCTTCATGGGATTCTCTGCGCAATGGTATTATCGGTATCATCGCATCTACTTCTGGCAGATGGTGCTCGGTATGGCTATAGGTTTCCTTCTCCCTTACATAGCTGGTATCTTCCACATAGTCTTATTCTGTTTAGGTTTCATCTATGCCAAGGCAGAGAGATTTATCCGGCATGCCAACACACTTAACATTTAACATTCAACACTTAACATTATTCTATATAACGAATGCCAGTAGCAAAATCCTCCTTAAAGGTTCGACCTCAGCAGCAGATTTCTGATAAGAAACTCAAAGAGATTCTTGAAGAAGATAAGAGAAGACTCAAAAGTCTCCTCGCTAGTTATCGTCCCATTACAGGAGAGAATGCCCCTGGACTTCGATTCGAATGCGTCATCACTGATTTTCTGAATGGAAAGAAGCTCTGGCTCCCAGTAGAAATGTTGAAGGAAAAGAAATTCTGCGCCATCATCAAGTGTGGATCTATAGAGGCCTTTTGCGATAAGTACATGCCAGACTTCGACCAAGAGAAGGCTCGCGATGCTGTCTTCCGCTATCTCATACGCCTGCGCTGTAAGCACGATTTCTATTTCTTCGCCTATGCCTATGCCCGAATCAAGAATAAGGATGGTGGTGAGGATATACCTTTTCTTCTTCGCAATGCCCAGATCAAACTAGCAAAGGTCTTCGAACAGTTACGCCTTCACAGTCAGTACCACTATATCCGTGTCATTCTCTTGAAGTGCCGCCAATGGGGTGGTTCTACCCTCACCGACATCTACATGGCTTGGCTGCAGATCTTCTGGAAGACCAACTGGAATAGTAACATCGTGGGTCACCAGTCTTCTTCTGCTACCCAGGTGTTCGATATGTACGAGAAACTTATCAACGCTATCCCTACATGGCTCTTCTACGACATCGGTCAACCATTCAAGTCTGATACTCGCAAGTTGAAGACTTCTGGCACAATTCAGAACATCAAGTACTTCATCCCTCGTTCCTGCAAAATTCAAACAGGTTCGGCTCGTAACCCTGAGTCCTGTCGTTCCGGTGATGCTGCCCTTGCGCATATCACCGAGGAAGCCTTCTTCCCGAATACTACAGAGTGGACGCCAGCAAAGGTTATCAAGGCTGCTTCTTCATCTATCCAGCCAGACCCTCTTACCTTCATTGTCCGTGAGTCCACCCCTAACGGACGAGAAAACGAGTTCCACGATGCATGGGTAGCCGCAAACTCAGTAGACAAAGACGGAAAACCTCTGTCAGCATTTACTCCTGTCTTCGTGGCATGGTTCGAAATTGAAAAATATATATTGCCATTTGCTTCCGAGGATGAACGTGCCGATTTCGCCATCTGGCTGTGGAAGAATCGCAATGACGAGCAAGGTCATGGTAAGTACTATTGGTGGCTCTACGAATGTAAAGGCGCATCTTTCGAGGGCATCCATTGGTATATTGAGAAGTCCAAGGAGTATGAGACTCTTGACGATATGCGTCAGGAGTTCCCTTCTGATGATGTAGAGGCCTTCCTATTCTCAGGTACTACAGTCTTCGACCCATACAAGTTGAAGGAAATGGAAGAGGATTGCAAGGGTATCGAGCCTATCATGGTGGGTGACATTGAAGGTGACTCTTATGATGCTGCCGATGATGCTTGCATGGACAATATCCGCTTCATCGAGCGTTCAGGCGGACCATTGAAGGTGTGGGCTGGACCAGACAACTCTGAGATTGTCAGAAATCGGTATATCGTTGCCTGCGATATTGGTGGTTCTCATAAAACTTCCGACTTCTCAGATATTGTAGTCCTCGACCGCTATGATGAAATCTATGGTGGTGTTCCGGAAATCGTAGCTGAGTGGCATGGCCACTGCGATGCCGATCAGTTAGCCATGCGCTGTGCCCAGATTGCCCATTTCTATAATGATGCTTATCTGGTCATTGAGAACAATACCGCCTACTCGCGCATGAACAATACTGAGGGTAATCAGTCAGAGCTGTTCTTCCCTATCCTGCTGCCTCTATACAATAACCTCTATAGCGCATCACAGTCCAAACTGAAGAAGGTGAAGAATATCGAAATGAAATGGGGATTCAACACCAACAAGAATACAAAGGTGGCAGTAGTGAAGACCATGGCCCGCATCATCCGTGATGGTGGCTATATGGAGCGAGAACTTGCGGCAATAGACGAATGTACCTACTTCCTCTATTACAAGCAGAACGATTGCTATGGAGCCGTAGCCGGAAAGCATGATGACCGTGTCATGGCGCGCGCCATTGCCCTCTACGTGGAAAAGGATATGCCAGCACCGGAAATCGTTCCATTCCGTTCAAAGGCAGAGATAGAACGTGAACGCCTCCGCAACCGCCCACCAGTAGTAGCTGATTTGGCCGGAATAGGTGGTGGCAGTTAGCCTCTATCTATACAGCAGTATAATCCGTCCCCTGTATAGTCACCGTTTCAGGCGATTCTATCGCCTGTCCATATAAGTTAATAATTAAAAGTAAAAAGAAAAATGAAACAAAGTTATTCAAACCTGCTGCGTAAGATGCTCATAGCCATCTACCAGCCTATCGTCACTCGTATCGAACTCTTCCGTGCCACACGCATGTGGCAAAAAGGAGTCAAGGCAACCATTGCCAAGTATAAAGAATGTGGTGCGCCTCGCTTCTACATGCTCTACGACCAGTCGCATAAAGATATGGCGATCATGACCTACGATCCTAACAGAAAGAATATGCTCGCATATCGAAGATTAGTCCAGATGGGCAAGTGGAAGGCAACACGCTACTTCAAGAACGTAGAAGACATCAAGACTGCCTCCTACTACTACACTCCTTCCAAGTGGGGAGCCATCGGCTGCGATGCCGACAACAAGGTTAGAGCAAAGAAGTTGAAACAATGGCAAGAATACTACATGTACCGAGTTTCTACCCCAATGTTTAAGTTACGCATATACAAGAAGAAACATGGTATTGACTAAACAAAAAGAAGAGGAGACCATCACGGCTTCCTCTTCACAATCAAATAAAAAACTAATAAACCTAAAAAATAAAATAATCTAATCTAAGAACTGAACAACATGTCGTTCAATATTATGAATTACCTAAGAACTTCTTTTCTACATAGCTGCCGAAGGAAGAGCTGCCAAATCATTTGCTCCATCACTGGAATCCTTCAGGTGCGTATCTGGTGCTGCAGTCTGCTGTCCTCCGTCAGAAGGCATCTGCCCATTGGCTGCTTGCTGTGCCTGAAGAGCTTCTAGTTTTTCCAATTGCTCCTTGAAGTATTTCCTCATTCTTCCTGTACCAGGGAAGTTAGCTACCGTAAGCATCGTATATGGATCCATCTTGCCGCTCACCATCATCTGCCAAGCCATATCGTTGTTGGCAGCTCTGATAAGTGGACTGTATGCATCCAAGTCGATAGAAACATCTAAATCCATATCCCTCATGGTCTCTGAATTGAAGTGAATTTCAAATTCATCACCTGTCAGTTTCACGCTGTCAGCATCGGTACAAAATTCCTGTATAAGGTAAAGTTTCTTCTTGGCCACACGTACCTTAAAGTTGTTGAAACTCTCAACAAAGTCCTGTATGGTGGTAGATGATGATTCTCTTTCCAACTGATATTGCTTACCGCTGGTATTCCGGTGCTGTCCTTGAAGAGCACCCTGCACACCACTTCCCTCGCTTGCCATCGTCTTGGCAAAGTTCACCATGAAGTCAACACCTGCCGGAATACTCTTGTTGACCAGTGTCTGAGGTGGTTTACCTCCATTCTTCGAGTTCCACAAGATAATACTATCTGTTTTGGTATAGTTCACCTGCATTTCATCGATGCTCTGTTTCTCGCTCAATGCGTTCTCGTCAACAAGCATCGTTCCCTTGGCACCATTCGCTACAATGAAGTTTATCATCATCATATAATGGTTCAAGGTGCGCTGGTTGTTCTCGGCTCGCATCGTAAAACTTCTTACCTCGCCATTCAAGCATGGATAGGCAACGAAGGTGTATGGATGGATAGAGGTTCTGAATCCGTCCCTGAGCACATAGTATGGTGATTCCCTGGCATCCAGTAGATAGCCATTCGGTGTGATATATCTTCTGAACCAGTAGGTTTCAGCCTCATCCTTAATTTCGATGGTCTTAAGTTCAGAAGGGTCCACATAGTAGATAGGCTCACCATTCTCATCGAGCACAGGTAGGCCATTTTCATCTTTCATGATGTTGGATTCCTCTATCTTGCGCTTCTTTTCCTCATAGAAGGCTCGCTGGTCAGGAGAAGCATAGCCGCAATCTCCACTCTCCCAGTCATGCACCCAGATGGCTGGTCTGGTTTCTTTTGTCCAGATTTCCAATACCCGGTACTTGCCTACTACTGAAGAATGGGTGAAATCATCTATTCCGGCATACTGGGCTTCACCAGTCGGGTGATAAGTCTGTTCGGGCGCAAAATGGTGCTGCGTCTGTAGATAGATCTCACTGAGTTTATTAGCCTCTTCCTTGCTTCCATTTGTAAAGGTAGCAATAATCTCTCGCCAAGTCAAATCATGAGCCTCAGCAATAAATTCCACATCGCTCAGGTCATACTTAAAGAAAGGTGGTAAAGCTAGCTTAAAGATGTCTACAGAATAGTCAAAGATGCCATTCTTACCATCCCTCCTGCCATAATAGGTTTTCATGCCTATAAAGGCAAAGCAGCAGAAGGCGTAAAACATTCTTGCATCTAACTCTTGCCTGTCGTTCAAGTTGTCGTTCTGACGAAGGTATTCGTTAAAGAAGCTGATGTAGTCTTCCTCGTTTGGATCCACGGCACTACATGTAGCAGTACTGCGCTGCTGGCGCACAAGACCTACGAGCGAAAGAAGTTTGTCTCCGATTACATCGTATTCCAGTATTGGCATACCTTTCAGTTCCATATACTGCCGGATGGTAATCTTTCTTCCGTTCCATTCTATCAGCTCTTCCAACTGTCTTCCCATCACGAAGTCTTGCGCTCGCTTCCACTTCTTTCTCAGTTCTGCACCATCATAGAAGTATTGGCAAGCCCATTGCAGCAACAGAAGATTGCTTTCGCTCTGCGTAAACCGCTCCCGACTCACTCCTTCAAGTGAGTCTGGTCCAGGCTCTGCATAGTTCGATATGTCATTTATTACATGATTGTCAACCATAATTCTTAATTTTTCGCCAAAAATACCGCATTTTTCTCGCTTATTAGTGATAAGTTGCGCAACTTAACATTACTTTTTCATATTTTCTCCTTATTTTTGTTCCGCATTTCAATTTAAAACGTTTTAAATCATGGGTAAATCAATCAATGTACATGAAGCCTGCGTCATTACTAAAGATGATAAAGGCAACTTGTCTCTGGTAGGAAAGGCAAAAGAAGCCCTTACCACCTTGAAGAAAAATAAGGTTTCCGTCTGCATTCTTCTCTGCGACAACAAGAAGGAGGATGTGGAGAAGTTCCTTAACGACAATAACGTGCCTTTCGCCTCTCTCAGTACCAAGGAGGAGACCGATAAGGATGGCAACACCAAGCATGTTGACCCACCAAAGGCAGATGTCACCATCATGCCAAGTTCCAAGGTCATCACTCTTCAAGACGATTGGCAGTGGTGTTTGGATGATATTGCCAGATGCCTTTGGGGAAAGGAAAAAAAGGAGAATCCGAAGAGTGAGCAGCAGCGCATGGATGACAGCATGGCTGATTACATACGCTGGGCAACACCAAAAAATGAACCAGATAAAGTATCTGGTACTTCTCTCGGATAACATCGCTCCAACATCTTCAATTTTCAAAATACGATCTTAATCTTTTTTTAAAAAATAAAATTTATTTGGAATTTAGAATTTTACGACTATCAAAAAGGGACTCGCTGTGAAGCAAGTCCCTTTTTCTGTTTGTAGAAATATAGAACATTTCCTAAAGTGAAGTAGCCCGAAGGCTACTCCATTCCGTTCAGCTTTTCAAGCAGCTCCTTTCTGGTATTCCGAATCTCTACCAGTTTGGCAGCATCGTTTGTACCATCCATTTGCTTCTTAGCCTTATTCATCTTCCTTCTTGCAGCAGAGATAACCTTTCTAGCCGCAAACAGTCGCTTGTTGGTCTTGCTGTTCTTAAAGGCATTTGCCTTCGCCTTATCAACATCCTTCAAACGCTTATACTCCTGATAAGTCTCCATGGTTCCGTTCCAGACGTTCTGTATTCTCCAGTCCTCCGTCACGTCCTCTGCCTTAGCCTTCATCAGGTACTTGCTTTCAGCCTTCTCCATTTCCTTCAAGTCTTCATCACCGTTCAGATAACCCTGCACCATGTCCAGAGCCTCCTTCTGGGTGAAAGCCTTGTAATCACTCTGCGAGAGGAATTTCTTCATCTTCTGGCGCATCTTCTTCTTTTCCGTGATACTCTTGGCTGCATCAAAGCGTTTACTAGCCTCCTGCAGAGATGTCACACCATCACTCATTTCTGCACTCTCCAGTGCCTTCACACTGCCGATGGCAGCCTTAATCTGAGCCTCAGCATCAATACCGTTGCGTTGGCAGCTCTGATAAGTCATCACCACGCCCTCCATATCACCACTAAGGATAAAGTCCTTGAAGTAGCTCTGAGCCTTCCATGGAGAGAAGCCCTTCGATGATGGGAAGAAGAAATCCACAGCCTTGAACTCCTTATTCTCCTGACTAGGAATCAGGAAAGGCGCCCAGTACAAAGCATCCTTGTAAAGTAGTCCAATTGTCTTGCCATACTTGCGCTGAATCTCCTGATCCGCATGGCTGGCTTGGAAATCGCTCAGATAGTTTATGTCGTCCAAGGTCATTCTCACCATAGGGTTAGCCTTACCTATCATTCTCTGAACCATCGGCCCAGGGAACTCCAGTTCACCCTTATGGTTGAAGAGATATTCCGGAACCTCACGGAACTGCTTGCCATGTCGGATATACATTTCTGTTCCATCCGCATATCTGCCAAGGAAAATCTTACTCTGCTGACCAAGACTGTTGCCTCGCATCAGATAGTCATACCATTTCATGCCCTCGTCACCATAAGCCAGTTCATACATGCTCTTATAGCTTGGGTTGGTCTTCCTGATCTCCTCAGCCTTTTTGCGCTCCTTCTCTTCGTCCATGGCACGGAAGGCAGCATTGATGCCATTAGCAAAAGCCTCATAGAACACCATGAATCCGATGCCATAACAGAGCAGAGCCGAAATCTGTCTGCTCCTTCTGCCCTCATCCTCCGGCATAAGCTCCTTATGCCACAGTCTTTGGTAGTACTGCTTGAAGTTCTCAAAGGTAGCCTCATTCCAGATAGAACCAAATCCGGTTAATGCCAGGAAGTGGCGAGTGGTAGAAGCATTCCAGTCTGGTGAAAGAAGAACTCGTCCGGCATAGCGCAAGGTTCGATGGCTGGCACCCAATACATCCCAGTGCTGACCACCAAACATATCGTTCACAAACTGTCCGTCTTCATCTAAAGCCCGGCTCAGTTCCTCCTCAGTCCATCCCTTCTTCTTGGCACGTTCCTTGGTCTTGTCTGCCCTCATTCGGTAGGTCGCAAGTTTCAGTCCGTCATGAAGGAAATCCCACAAGGCTCTATCCATGCCCTTGTTGATAAGTGAAAGCAGCTGCGTCACCACCTTCAAAGGCATAGTAGCCACAGCCACCGTTCCGGAAATTTTATTTCCGTCCTTCAACTTCTCCTGCACCTTCATCATCGCATCGCGCATGTTGTCAAACATGTTCTGTACATCTGCTGCAGCATAGTCGTTGGTCGCTCCAAACTTCACCAAGTGGGTAGCAGCCTCCTGAAAATCCTGCGGATTGGCAAAGCAAGGCAGTTCATGGTTCTTGGCAGTATCAGCAAAAATATACTTCATAAAGTTGGCCATAGCCTTCTTAGGACCAAACTCCACCATGTTCTGCACCATATAAACCTCCGTCAAGGCTCCGGCATGGAAACCGCTAAAGCCCAGCTCCAGTTTCTTCGCACTCGAAGCAAGCGTATCAAAAGCCTTCCAAAAAGGAGAAGACTGATAGGTCTCGAATACTACCCCGAATCGGTCACCGGCACTAGCCTCGCTATAAAGCACTTTCTCCTTACCTGTGATAGGATTCTTCACCTTCACTTGCATAGGCGATACATTATATACCCATACCGGACCCACACCCGGAATCTCAAAGTACTGATACTGCTCCAGGTTAAAAGGAGGCGTAGAAGAAAGCAGTGGGTCAGAAGAAATGATTTCTCCGTCCTCATTCCGCTCTATCACGTTCAATCCGCTCAACTCCTGCAGCATCGTCTTGTTAACCCAAGCCTCGATATTGCTTCTGCTGTAGTAAGCCATCATCTTCGTGATGTCGGTAGTCTTAGGTACAAGTCCCACGCTGATACCCTCCATCAGGGTACTGATGGTTCTCGGCTTCTCGTTAGGGCTTTTTGTGCGCTGTCTGTTCTCCACATACATCGCATAAGCCTGCTTGTCGCTCTTCTCTTTATCCCAGATATGGTTTACATAGTCGGCATTATATCCGGTGTCCTCTCTTAAGGTGTGATTATCCTTCAACCAGTCGTAGGTATAGTTATACCAGTCTCTGATAGAATCAAGGGCAGCCTTCATTTCAGGCGAGAGATTCTTGTAATCGATACCCTCAGGCACAATCTGCTGCTTCACCAGTGTCAATACATGCTCGCTCAGGATGTCCGTTCCGTCAATAGGAACAAAACCTTCCTCGCCCTGGTGATTGGCATTGATAGCCTGAGCCATCTTGCTGGCCACATCACTCACAGCCTGAGGATCATCATAAACCTCCACCTCCTTATCGTCTTTCAGAACGGTATGCTTCTTGGCTGTCTCAGCAACCAAGTCTGCCACGAAAGGCTGGATAGCCTCTACATCCTCCGGCTGAATATGAATATGCCCCTTGTCAAAAGCACCAGTGGCGTTCAAATCGTGTGCCAGGTCACGCAGTCGTCTAGGAGCCTCTATTATATAAGGTATAGCCTCAGCCAGTTTCTCTGCCCGGTTCGCCTTACCCTTATAGTCAGAGAGCAACTTGTCAAATACACCGCTATCAGCCATCTTTTCTATTCTGTTCTTCACGTCATTGATATAGATGGCATCGTCTGCGCTCGCCTCCTCCATATTCTTGCGTCTATGAATCACGGCATGTTTCACGGTCTTTGCAGCACCTTCCTTGCTCACGTCCGTACTGGTAACTTCTGCCAAATCCTGCATCACTTGCTGCTCCAGTGCATCAGCCTTCGGATTGGTCTCTGCCGGATAAATCTTGCCCTCATACAAGTCCAAATCTGCTTGTTGCTGCTCCAGAAGCTCATGTTTGGCCAGCCAGTCCTCATACTTGCGTTTCACCTCCTCCTGCTTCTTCTTTTCGAAGGCAAACATATCTGGCATAGGGTTCTCCTTGTCGGCCATAGCATCGTTCCACTTCTCCCATTCCTTGTAACGAGGGAAAAACTCCTCATCCGTCTCGCCTTCCTTGCGTTCAGGCTTAATCGGCATTTCGTCACCCTGCAGATGATGGCTGTCACGCCATTCCTTGTTAAGGCGTTCCCATTCCTTCTTGCCTGCCTCATCCTTGTCGATGTCGTAGAACATAGGAGGCTCAGGGTCATTCTCATCCTCACGTGCATTCTGCCATTTGCGCCACTCCTGTACACGTTTCATGTACTGAATAGTGCTTTCGCCCTTCTTCTGTCTCGGCTTGCCCTTACCAGCACCATCAGATAGCGCATCCATGATTTCAGCATTGCTGGCCTGTTTCATCATAGCTTCCTGCTTCTCCTGAGGCATATTGTCCCATACATGGAGAGCCTTGCCAGCCTTCATCAGGTAGTATCTCAAATCCTTGTCATTCAGAAGTCCCGGCACACGAATACCCAGCTTCTTCAATACCTTGATAAGATAATGCTTAATCTTGGTCCAAAGAGAAAAGTCCTCAGCAGTCTTAGGACTCTCCTCAGCCAGTCGGGCGATATACTCCTGCGTTCCCACATTCATGCGATCAGGGTTCTTCCAGTCCGGATCATATTTATTGGCAAAGTCAATAATCTTGCCTCGAACATCCTTACCTACGGAACGATAAACGAAGTTGGCAAATTTTCTCACCTCATTTTCGCCACCCAGAAGCACTTCCATACCCTCATGGCCTATCTTTTCATGAAGCACCGTTCTCTCAGCCTCGTTGGCATCAGCACAGTTAGGCAGATAAACATGCACAGTGTGCGTAGTAGGGTCATACCATCCTCTGGCTCCCTGCTCCATAGCAATGCGATACTCTTCTGGCACATCAGCGCTTGAAGTATAGGTCACAGCCTTAGCACCGCCCAATACGTTTGCCACTCTCTTAACCCTTTCTGCAGAATCCATCATTTCTTGTGATTCAAAAGTACGGATAGAAGATTTCGACAACCGGAGTGGATTTTTATGATTAGGGATATAAGTATGCTGAATCATGGTGTCAAAGAAGTGTAAATCCCCATTCTTATCCTTGATTACATTTCTAGGCTCAGCATCCCATAAATCAAACTTGCCGTTTGTCCAGCCTAAATCAGATTCATCTGCACTAATCTGAATCATATCTATCTTAAAGCCATGATCCATCAAGTACTGAGATATTTCTTCATTGGTCGGTTGTGTACCTCTAATATAAGGCTGCTCCATCACAATACATGGATCTCCTTTATGATTATAGGCAAACCCCAAAGGCGTATATTTATCCTTAGGCATGAACTCATTATGAGCATTGATGCGGTCAATAAACTCATTGATGCGGAAAAGATTGTCCGTCATGCTGAAATCATTGAGTTTGATAACCTTCTGATTATCATATTTTGCACGATAAACATAGTTCTCTTCTCCATAGCCAATATTTTCTCCGACTATTTTTTTGAGTTCTTCTTGAGAGATGAAAGATGCATTTGCCTTAGCTGCTCGAATGACATGCCCAAGTACGGATTCTCTATCCCAAGTGCCTTGTTGATTCTCAGCTGCTGCTGTTTGATCTCTTCGAAAGTCAGAGGCTGCTGCTCCCAACGTTTCATTAACTCTTCTTTGCGCCTGTGCTCGGCTTCCAATTCTTCTGGTGATAACATTTTTATTTGGATTTTTGTTTATACTATCACCATTTCCTGCAGCAATATCTGTGCCATTCTCACCAAGAGAGAACTTCAAGATGCTTCGATACCCTTTTTCTCTATGATTCTTACCATACACCTTGGAATAATGCACACCATCATTCTCCCCTCCTACGATTCTGCCTCTGTTATCGGTCTCCACAAACGGCACACCTCGCTTCTCCAACTCTTTTCTCAGACTTGGAGTAACCACATTAGAAGGCATAGTGATATTCTTGCCCTTGAACATATCATTGACGATAACATCAGCCACCTCGCTGTCAGGCACAATACGCACAGGCTTATCCCAACGAGAAAGCACCACCTTGCGCTTGCCTGTCAGCTGTCCTTGAATGATACCAGCCTTCCACTCTACTTCGCCCACGGCATCCTTGGCTTTATCAGCCTTGTAGCCACTGGTCAGCTCGCTCTTTGGCACCTCAACCTCTACAGTTACGATGTTAGGGCGATTCTGAGCCTCGCTAAACTGGTCATTCAGTGGAGTGCGAGAAGTATGAAGGTAAGGATTGTAAGCAGCCTTAAGCGACTTACCATTGCCCTTGTTGAGGGTAAACATACCCTTATCATCAGCAAGCTCTGGTCGCTCGTCTGCCTGTTCCCACTTACCGAGTTCGATAGGTTGCACAAACTTGCCCTTCACCTTTGCAGCCATCGGTGGATAGAGTTTTCCATCCTCGCCTACCTGCATGGCACGATAAACCTTCACCGTATCTTCCTTATCCAGCTTCTTGATGGTCTCAGGGTCTTTCACGATGCTATAGCTAGCATCATTACCATTCATCACGATTTGCTCATCACGGTTCACATCCTCCGTCTCGGAAGCTAACGAGTTTCTGCGCTCCTCGTCCGTCATACCCAAACGCTTCTCCACGTTACGAGCCTCAACCTCACCGGCCAACTTTCTATATTCCTGGTAAGAATCAAAGTCTGTACGTTGGAACCTATCCAAACGGAAACGCTTAATGGCATCATCCATACTTCTGTCTGCATAGCCACGTGCGAAGTAGTTGAATCCCTTAATTCGGGTTTCCTTGTCAGGAATGAACTCAGGCATATCCATGTCCTTATATTCTTGGATAAGAGCTTTCTCTACCTCAGATTGGTTGTACTCACCACCCATTTCCTTGGCTTTCTCTTCCAATTCAAAGGCATAGGAACGTGCCTTCCATTCAGCCTTAGCAGCATTGAAATCTCTCTCCACCTGCTCGGGTGTGCCACCATGCGCAAACCCCTCTTCACGCTGAATTACGTGCTGAATTTCATGATTCAGAATGCTATTCAGATACTTTAATTCATCCGCATGAATGGTTATAGTCTTTGTTTGTGGATTGTATTCCCCATTTGAAGGCATGTCATTCATTACTGCATCAGTATGGATTTTAATATTTTTCAACTGAGGATAAGCCTCAAAAAGCTTTGGTGCATCCACAGCATCTTCCAACTTACCATCAGTCCATAGCATATCCTCTTCGAAACGCTTAACGATATTTCCACCACCTACATCGATGGTGTCCTTTATCTTGGCATCAGGCATTTCATATCTCCACTTACCATCCACGCCTTTCTCCCAACCTGTAGCCATCTTGATAATTTTGGCATCCTTCTTCTCCTCTTCCATCTGCTTGGCTACATCAAGATTATCCATGCGGATAGTTTGCTCATCAGCCTTATCAGCCTCAGCAGCTCCCTTCTCTCCAGCAAACATGAAGCGAATATCTTGCTTGCGAGAATTGAAACGCTTAGAAGGAGGAATAACGTCACCCTTATCATCATAGGTAACAAGGTCGTTCAACTTTCTGTTGTTCTTGGCATTCTTGTATTTATACGCCTTGCCATCATCAAAGCCGAACTCGTTAGCGTCATTGCCATCCCACCACAGTTGATTTGCAGGCACTTCATCCTCGATGATACGGTATTTGCCTTCCAGTCGGTTTGCTCCGTGCATATCGGCATATTTCTTAGAAGGAGTAACCCAGTCACCATTACGTAACTTACCTTCCTTCACCGAAGTAGGAACAGCACGATAAACCTTCACCTTAACATCCTTTTCGCCATTCTTAATGGCATCAATAGCCGTATTGATGGCTTTCACAGATTCCAATCCATGAGGAGTGTTCTGCGAATAACGCTCAGGGTGAGAGAAGTAATCATCCGGCTGAGGAGTATAACCCAAAGCCATATCCTCCAGGTTCACATCCGAACCGCTAGATTCCCAATCGTCACGTCTCGCCTTGTCGCTTTCATATCCAGGGTTTCCCGGTGCAGCCCATGCACCTACGCCCTGATATGCGCTTTCGGTATCGTCATATCCCTTACGTCTGGCAGCCTCATCAAGCATTTCCCTGGCTGTAGCATCATCACCCTTAGCAAGAGCATCCATATACTGCTTGTCAAGTTTATCTTCAGGAATCAAAGAAAGTTCCTCCAGGTGCTTCTGACGCTTGGCCTCCTCTTCCTCAGCTCTCTTTCTAGCGGCTTCCATGGCGTTACGCTGCGCCTCCACCTGCTTCACGCGCTCCTCTATCATGGCATCAACGTCACCAAAGTTCTCCTTCAAGGCTTCATTTACAGGCTTAGTGTACTTAAGAAGTTCCTTGAAAGAGGAAATCTTATCTTCATTTGCCTGTAACAAATGGCGTTTGATATTGGCTCTGGCACGTGCAGCCTCAGCAGTAGAACCCTTCTTAATAGCATTGGCATACATCGCCACATCTGCCTCATCTACACCAAATTGCCGAGATACAGCCTTTATTTTTTCCTCCACAGATAAATTTCCACCATTTCCCTTGGCAGTTTCGATATTATTTCTTATCTTTGCATCGCTATGAGGATTCAGGACGCTATCCTTTCCGCTTGGGTTATTTGCGGATGGAGTTAATGCCGAACCTTGATTCTCGCCCAAGGAATTAGAATCGCCTCTGAAACGATTCCATAGCACTTTTGATTCCGTCAATTCTTTCACAACTTTCGAAGGATCTATTTGATGTGCGCTAATCGCCACTTCCTCTTCACCCTGCTTTACTGTTATGGATTCATAGTTCAGAATCTTGTTTCCATCAGCCTTTTTAAAGGATTTGATGAACAGATATTTAGTCTGTCGTTCCGCACCTTCTTTTGGTGCAGACTTCTCCAAGATAACGTCAGGACGCTCCAAGGTAGGCTTCAACAGACCAAATCTTTTGATTCGGTCGTTTCTTCCTGCCTTCTTATATTGGTTTTCACCAAGTTTGATACTTCCAATAGGAGTAGTAACACGGCTATTCTTGCCAAATTCTTTCAGCCAGTTCTCTTCCGTATGCTCTAGAATCCGTTCTTGCTCAGCATTATCTGCCATCTGTTTACGCAAGGAAACGGCTTCATCCTTAGTCATACGAGATTTCACGTTACGTGGATCCACTCCCTGTGCCAAGTCTCTCAGCACAAGATTACGAATATCCTCCAAGGTCATTTTCTTAATGTCCTCAGGCTTCCACTTCGTAAATGTTTCAAGAGTCCAATACCAGAACTTCTTCAACCAATTCTTTAATCGGTTGATGATAGTAAGCTCTTTAGCAGTATCTAACGGATTTTCCTTAATGGCTTCCTTCGCCATCTGCTCCAAGATGGCAGCACCATCCTCACCGGTCAGACGAGCAAAAGCCTCATCGCAAATCTCATCATCGCTCAGATGCTTATAGTTAGGGTCATCCTTCAAATCAGCAAACAGTTGTGTCTGCTTGATCAGCTCATCGCCATGTGCAATAAGATCCGGATTCATTTCCTTGGCAGCAGTGCGCCAAAGATGCTGGTACTCATGGATAGGAGTATTAGGATTCAGATGCTCCTGGTTCAGCACTATCTCCTTGCCATCAGTGTAGCCATAAACCACACCCTTGCCCTTCAAATACTGCACTCCCGGCTCAGCAATAGCCTTCAACTGTCTATCCAAATCCTTATATTTAGCAAACAAGGAATCAAGTTTATCTTGATATTTTTCAAAGGATTTATTCCTACAATCATTCCAAACATCATCAGGAATATCGTTTTCAGAATCCAGTCCATGCTCATCCATGTACTCCTTCATCAGCTGATTTTGATACTCCTTACGTTCCTGCCCGGTTGACTTATAAGCCTCCTCAGTCTCCTTCATCTGCTTCTTCAACTCATTCTTCTTATTGGTCTGCTCGTCAATCTTATATGGGTCAAACTCAGAAGGGAAAGAGCCAGTAAGCCCAGCCACATTGTCCTCAAAACTCTTATCAAGATTGAAAACCTTGTAGTTACCCCACATCAGCTTATTATAGTAAGAACGCTCCTTTCTAGCCAGCTCCTGCTTCTCAAAGTATTCCGGCATCTTGTTAGGATTGCTCATATCCACCACGGCAGCCTGCTTCTCCTCCGGTGTCTTGATCTTAAATCTCATTTCAGGATGATTCAGCAACATGGCAAGATTCAGATTATCCTGCGCCTCAGCCACCTTCTCCATATCCTCATTGCTAACCACCTTCACCGGGATGCCAGCCTTCTTAAGCATAGTAGATACGGCATCATAAGCCACCTTCTGTGCCTCCGTCATTTCAGATGGCTTCACCTCCTTCACATCGCGATCAAATTTTGCCTGTTCCTTCTGCACCATAGCATAGTCTGCAAAAGGCTTAGTTTTGCGGTCAGAAGACTCCAGCCACTTGTCAAAGGTAGCCTTAGGCACAGAAGTAACATTACCAAGTCCCTTCCAGTCCTTGGAATAGTTGGCAAGATAAGCCTCTGTAGCAGCCTCCTCAGAAGGATAGCCATACATCACCTTATGCTCGTCAAACTCACCAGTCTCTGGGTTCACCTGGTCAACAACATAAACGTTACCATCAAAAGTATCAAGGTCAGCGGCATCATTGATGAACATATCAATATGGTCACCATCAACGCCAATTTTACCAAGAATATAGCCATAAGTATCGTGCATGGTCACGCTCCAAGGCTTGCCCTGCTCGTCCTTACCGCTGCGAGTCACGCCCTTTGGTGTTTCTACGGTATAATCGTAGCCACCAAAGGACAAATGACCCTTTTTGTAATTGCCAGCCTTCTTCTGAGCCTCAGTAGGTTCGGTCTCAGTTTCGGCAATGGCACTCTTTAAACGTTCTCCGAAGGATGCTTCTTGCGGTAGATGTGAGCCTCGAACAGCTGAGCCTTCGCCAGGTTCCATGCTGCTAACCTCTTGTCGCCCTTTGCGTCCGCTATCAGAGCCTTCTCCAATCTCGGACTCAGAAGATGCTTCTCCGTTACCAACTTCTTCGCCTTGGCTATTTCCTTCATCAACTCCTCTCCGTGAAGAGTCGCTACCCAGGCTACTGCCTCCTCCATATCCTTCTTCATTGCTTCTGTCATCATAATCAGCTAATTCTGGTAAAATTGATTTGACATATTGTTTGTACTCTCGTTCACGATCCTCAATCTCCATCATACGGTCAAATTCAAGTCCATTGATGTGATCAAGTTCGCTTTCAGACGGCAAAGATAACGCTTTTTCGTGAATATACGATTTATATTTCTCAATTTCTGCCTGTCTTTCGATAATTTCACGCTCTTTCTGTGCCTCATAATACTCTTCCTCGCTTGAAAGTTCATCTTCTGCAGCAGCTATGCGGTTCATCAGAGCCACATTTCTCATTTCCTTCACACTGTCATAAGACTTGAACATATCAAGAAGGGTATTACGAACATCCTTGCTGGTATATCCCGTATCATGCAAGTTTACAGGAAGGTCATTATATACTTTCACGGCAAAATCGTTAACCGACATACCGGTTCCTTTCTTAGCAATAAGATAATTGAACTTATTAGAATCATACCGCTTGCCAATACCAAACTTAAAATTACTCTTGCCCAACTCATCTTGAAGAGATTCCGGATTCAAGCTATGAGGACGCAAATATTCTGATACAGCCTCTTCAAGAGTCTGAGGAGTCAAGTCCGTAACATCAACAGAGGCATCCTTGTATATCTTTATTATTGCTCCAATGTCATTCTTCTTGATAGCATCAGACACAAGAACCTTACGCTGCTCAGAAGGAGTCATACCCAGTTCCTCCATTTCCTGCTGGCTAACTTCTGTTTTATAAAGTTTGCTGAGTTTATTAGCTTGTGCCTTCAAACCCTTTGCTGCAACAGACAAATTAGTCTGCTGAGCCTCCAGCTGAGCCTTTGTAGTATTCAATTCCATAAGTTGGTTAGGCTCCAGCTCTGTTTCGCCATTGATATACTGCTCCAGCATGTCATTCACCTCATTTATCTTGCGTTCCACATCCTCCTGGGTATGATAGATGTCCTTGCGCTGAGAGGTAATATAGTCGTTAGCCTTATCCATAGTTGGATATTGCTTCTTCAATTCCTTATCATCAAGTACGAGCACATGGAAATCATCTGATGGCACGATGGCAGTTTCATCAACACCAGCCTTCTCTACCTCAGCCTTGCGCTCCTCCGTCATTGCTTTCACCTCATCAGGAGTCATCACGCTGTTGCGGATAGTATTCCAGTTCTTGAAACGAGCATCAAGATCAGCAATCTGCTCATTAGCCAGACTCAACTCATCCTCCACCTTCTTAGCCTTTTCCGGGTCAAGATCGGCATTTGTATCAAGCCAGTTCTGATATTCAGCAGCAGCCTTCCTCTTGTTGGCAAGTTGCGTTTTGATGTCGTCACGGCTACCATTAACCAGATTCAAAAGTTTGCCATGGTCTTCACCATACTGCTCCTGCAAATAATCAGCAGCCACCTTTGTATCTGTATCTTTTGAAGAATAATCAGGATGTCCCTCGCTCAATCCTACGATGCCATTGGCATAACGCTGCTTCTTATCAGCCTCAGCCTGAGAAACTGCTTTTTGCTCACGTTCATCGTCCTCGCGATCCAAATGCTCATTAATGGTATTATTGAGTGCATTCTTGCGCCATGCAGCAAACTCTTCTTTAGACAGGGGAAGATAATCTTTGCCATCAGTAAGTACAATCTTTCCGTCCTCGCTATATCCGGCAAAGGTCATGTTGATATTAGCATCACCCTCCTCCATGGCAACTGTAACCTGGTCATTCGGCTTCAAACCGCTGCCATCAAACTGGCTGATAAACTGCTTATTTCTTGCATCCTTCTGCTGAGCCAAAGAACTCTCAATGTATTCATCAAGAGGAACAGGAGTGCCCACCTCTCTAATCTCGGCATTAGATACCTGCTTAATTGTAGGCTGTCCCTGCTCATCTGGAACGACAACAAAGGCTCCACCATATTCGTTAGCCTTCTTCAGGAATACCTGTTTTCCGCTATCCAGAATAGCTGGCACGATGTTTCCGTCTTCCGTCTGGTATGGCCAGAGCTGTTCCTTCAAAGCCTCACCATAGCCATCATCGGCATGCTGCAGAGCATCAATAGCACCCTTCTTGGCATCCATCGCCTCTACATACTTACTGATAGCCTCTTTTTGTGCTGGAGTCAAACTACTTGCGTGCATGGCCACAAACTGCTCCATATCTCTACCTTCATTATAGGCATTGGCTACAATATCAGGCATCTTCTCGTTATCAGCAAACGCTCGCTTCAAACGTCCTGTTGCCAAATCACTATTATAGTTGATAGCCTGCAAAGCCTCAGAATCCCCATTCTTATAGGCATTCTGTCCCATAACAAAAGCATCAGAGCCTGCAACCTTTGTCTCAGGACTTGCACCCTCAGCAGAAGTGTTTGAAACGTTTGCAGGGTTTGCTGCAAACTCTGCATCACTCGGAGTTGGTACGGTCTTGGTACGGTCTTGGTACGGAGCAGGTCCCTCTGAAACTGGAGGCTCCTGGCCACCAGCAGAACCCTCAACAGGAGATACCGGGTTTTCGCCTTCAATCCTCTTCTGCTCATTGCCATGGGCAGTATTATAGAGATCATCCATCGTCTGCTTCATTTCACGTTTCAGCTCGATAGAGTTGTAAAGCTCCTTAAGATAAGATTCCACCAAAGGTGCATATTTCTTATCTTTCGACTCCAAAGCCTTACGAAGTGTACCGCGCGCCACGCCATGGGAATCCTCAAACGTGTTGACAAACTCCCTCATCACAGAACTGTTCTCCAAAGCACTGTCATAATAATGACGATAGGCATTAATCTGCTTCTGCTCCTCATCAGTAAGGATAATACCCTTCTGCTGCTTATCCATGATTTCCTTGATGGCACCAGCATTCTGATGAAGATAAACCGCTGCCTTATCCTCATCTGTCAATTTCTCACCCATATTATATTTCTGGGCTGCCTTGTTGTATAAGCCTTCAAGATGCTCCTGGGTAAATTCATTATGGAACTCACCTTCCAGCACAGAAGCCAAACCAAGAGTCTTCTCATACTCCAGTTTCTTCTCATCATTACGTGCAGCATCATGAGAAGAATACTCCTTGCGGTCGATTACGCCTCCATCCTTATTATAGGTTTCCAAATAGTACTTACCATCGTCACCTCTATATACCTCGCTATCAATAACAGGCGAGAAAGAAGAAGGTCGTTTGCCTTCTACAACTGCCATCATCTTAGCCTTCAACACCTCCGGAACACTCTTGTCGTTCATCAGGTCCATATACTTCTGGGTAAGTTGTCCATCAAGTCGCTGGGCATTTTCGCCAACCACGGTATACTCCCCGATGCCCACCTTCTCGAAGGCATCACGAAGACCATCATAACCGAATCGTTTCAACTCGGCAATATCCTGATCTGTGAAGTCAAACTTCTTATTAAACTCCCTCGCATCCTTGAATCGGGCATACTTGCCCACAAAACCAGGGAAACCAATAGACAAAAGATTAGCACCACTCTCCAAGAAAGTTTCAGCCGCATCCTTGCCTGTAGGCTTAAAGTTAGGGTCATGCGCCATGCGCTCCAGTATCTGCTGCCCGGTCATGATACCGGAATCCACTACCTTTCCACCAACATCAGCCAGAATATTGGTAGCCAAACCTCTTCCTTTACCTACCATATTAGCGATGGTTCCACCCTGCATGATGGCACCTACGGCAGTCTGTTTAGCCACCTCGCCCAAAGTATTAGCGATAACCTTACCCACAGAAGGATTGTAAATCTTGCCATTCTCGTCAAACTGACCAGTGCGATAAGTTTCATCAATAGGCTTTGAAATAGCCGACTGACCGCCAAAGGTAACTGCACCATGCACGGCTCCGCTTTTCAAAGCCTCGGCCTTGCTCTTGCCGATAAGCACCTTGGCAGCTCGCTCTGCCATCTTACGCTCCATACCCTTAGCCATCAGGTCACCTGCCAGTTTACCCTCTGCCTTTGCTATCATACTCTTGGTCAACTTGCCACCTGCGGCTCCCGGCAGCCAATAACTCCAGGCATCACCTGCAAAGGTTAGCGCACCGCTAGCCACGTTCTCCCAGAAGCCCGGCTGATACTGCTGATTGGCAATATCCTCCAGCCAGTTCTGGTAGTCCGTCTGAACAGCCTTGCGAATAATCTTACCCACAATAGTGTTACCCAAACCAGTCTTCATGATGTACTCAGCACTACCCTTAGGCATCATACCCTTAATCTCCAGCTGGTCCAACTCATTCTTAATGGCAGCATTGATCATTGGCTTGAACTGCTTAGGATTACCACTAAGATTGCCATTGAAGCCATACCGTTGCATCACCTTAAATGCGGCATTGCTCATGTCATTCAGGAACTTCGGATTCCGGTAAAGTTTGCCAAACTTCTGCTGCAAACCAGAAAGCACCTTTGCAGGATCCTTGGCCTCGTTTGCCTCATACTGAGCACCAAGTGCTGTACCAAGACGAAGATTAGCCGGAATAAACTGGCTTCCTTCCATTCCCTCCAAAAAGGCCTTACTGCCTGCCTCCTGAGCCTTGTTGTACTCATCCACTACAGATGGACTCACATATTTATTAATAACGTTAGAAAGCGCATCATTGATGTCCTGATTCATCAGTCTGTCCTGTACATTCTCATCGTGAGCATAGAGACGAGTAGCGATACCCTCGGCTATATTGCGATAGTTCGGACCATATTTGTTCACCAGACTCTGCACCATAGCTGGCTTCAGGAAATGAGCCACATAGTCATCATAACTGATACCCATGCTGTCTGCCTCCTGCTTCAACTTATCCTGCACACCATGGCTATACCATTGCGCATCGATACTCTGCTCAGCATCCTGCACCGTATCATCAGGCAAAGAAGATACTACCTGGTTGGTAACATCCATGGCAGAACGGTTGGCATATCTGTACAAAGCAGGCATCACCATATTCACTGCCTCCTCATTGCTATTGGCAGTACCATCAGCCAACAAGTCGGCAACCATATTCGTAAAGTAATCGCCCTCCTTATCCGGTCTCTGCTTCCAGTTCTCAATATAGTTGGCAAGTTTGGCATCCATTAACCCCTCATTATTCACCACACCAGTTGGTGTTGTAACAGGAGCCGCATTAGCTGATGATGAAGAAGAAGCTTCTTCCTTCACAGGCATTTCCTCACCTTTTACAACAGGCTGAGGAATCTCTGGTGATGGCTGATATGTTCCGTTGCTCGTCTGAACACCAGTAGGAATCATACCCAAGGCTTTTGCTATAAGCCCAGGCTCCTTGTCTGTTGTTTCCTGCTTCTTTGTTGGTTGAGCCACCTGCGGCTTAGTCTCAGTAGAAGCCTTCTTCCCTACACTCTGAGTCGTAGCAGAAGTATCTACCTGCTTACCACCACCAGAAGTAGATGGAGCTGGCTCCAGCACCATCTTGTCAAAGTCTGCCTGTGTTCCCACATCATACCCCATGTTCTTGGCCTCATTGTAGTACCAGTCACGATCTTCCTTGTTGTTCAAGTCCTTTTTGAAGTCATCATAGCTACCTACTTCATAGCCATTGTTCTTGAACTCATTATAAAAATATTGTCTGTCTTGCTCGTCAAACATACCTTATCTTATTTTTTTTGATTAATAATAAGTTACTTTCTTCTCCTTGAAGGTGGAACCTTACTGCCACCTCTACGTGAAGGAGGTACTTTACTGCCACCCCTACCTCTACGAGAAGGAGGAGTCCGGTCTAACTTCATCTTAGCCCTAGCGTAAGCGGATGCCTGCTGGCGATTTTTCTCGTTAGCCCAAGTTCCACCTCTGCCATCATTACCACCGATAGCCATACCATTGTGTGTAGCCCATTCATTCACATGTTTCTTGAAAACAGGGTCGTTCACATACCTGGTGTTGAAATCATCAGCCTCTTTCTGGTTGGCATTCCTCTGATTCTGTCCCTCTGTTTGCGAATTGATATGCCTAACTTGCGCTCCCTTAACGTTAACGCTAGCTTTATGATCAGCAGCTCCGGCATTGGCATTATTAGTTTTAGCATCAAGTAATTTTCCCTTCTTGCCTCTCAAAGCATCCTCTGTCTCCTTCTTTGAAACATTCAAGTCTGCAGCTGTAGAATGTTGTCTTGCAGATTGAGTCACTTCATTGACCTTTACGGGAGTGAGAGCATCCGTTTGATTCTTCTGTGATGCACGATATTCAGCTAGTTTCTCATTTGCCTTTGCTGCAGCCTCTGCCTGCATCTGTGCCTGCTTGTCTTGACGGTCCTTCCAGATATTCACCATCATCTGGTCATATCCCTTGGCACGGAGGGAATCAGTACTCTCCCTAATCTTACGCTGGCGGTCGGTAAGCTCTTGTGCAGATTCAATCTTCTGCGATGGAGCACCTTGAACGGTACCGATGAAATTGCCAAGATGCATCAGGAAATTGCCCCATTGCTCCATCTTGGCCTGTCTCTCCGCTTTCTTCTTCAAGGCTTCATTGGCAGCTACGGTTTTATCTCCATCACCCAGAGTTTTGAGCCATGGCATGAAGAAAGACCAGTTTCCATCACCATTCTTTTGGTAATCTCGCATAATGTCATAAGGCTTCATCTGCCGCAAGAGAGGGTTCTGCTCTATCTCGCTATAAGGCCTGCTCCAGTCTATCTTGATACCCTGGTTAGGCTCCACCTTGGTAACACCGGTCGTATCTATGGCTGTACCCTTTCCCGGTTCTGTATCAGTTGTCTGAACTGGTACTGCAACCTCCGGCTTCACCGCATTATCATCAGGGAAATCAGTAAAAGGAATAACGGCAGTAGCCGGGCGCTTAGGAGTTAAATCATCTAATATAAATCCCATAACATCCTCCTTTCTTAAATTGGCAATTTACTTGCAGCTCCAGCCAATGCACCAGTGGCATCCGTGATACCCTTAGCAGTACTAAGAGCCTTTTCCTTCTTGGCAGTGGCGATGTAATTAGTCATCTGGTCTATCTGCGAATCAGCAGTATTCCACACATTTTCTTTGGTCTGAGCACCTTGCAAGGCTGCCTGCTGCATGATATTACCCACCTGCTCCTGGGCAGCCTGTTTACTGAGCGCAACCGCTTCATCAGAACCGCCACTAACAATATTGGTGTTCTTTGCGGTTGCTGTAGCATTATCCAATACCTTCTGGGCATTGGTCACGGCTACCTGATTCTCCGCTGACTGAGTAGGATCCTGATAATACAAGTTGTCACGATGATCCTTCACCTGTTGCATACGGTCTTGAAACATGTTGATATAATCATTATATCCCTTGTTTCTTGCTTTAGCTGCTAGAGCACCACCTACAGCAGAGGTCAATCCACCAGCAATACTTCCAATTAATCCCATAAAATTCGAATTTTAATGTTTAAACTGGTCAAAAGTAATGCGTTTTTCTTACCTATCTGTGATAAGTTCCGCAACTTGAACACCAAGTTTCGTAATTTCTTCCTATATTTGCACCCGAAAACTATCAGTAAACATTAAAAATCAATAGAATATGGCAGTAAAACAAGACAATAATAATGAGCCGAAGCCAAAGAGGAAGAAGACTGGCGGACGTAAGGCTGGCACACCTAATAAGGTTACCAAAAGTGTTCGTGAGAGCCTACGTGATGCCCTTACTGGCTACATCAATGGTATCAATGAGAAGAACTATTCACTTTTCACGGATCTCATGCAGATTGACGAGCCTGCCGGACGTCTGGCGATGGTGGCAAAGTTCCTTCCATACGTGGCTCCAAAACTCCAGTCTGTATCGTTCAATAATGATGAATCCAGAAACTTATCTGTGGAGGAATCTTTCATGCAGTTGGAAGAGAAATTTGAGAAACAAGAAACCACTATCAACATCAAAAATCTCAAAATTGTTAATAATGGCTAATTATAAAAAATGGGTAGCCCTCTCTAAATTTTCTTCAACTTTAGAGAAGACTACCCTCTGTCATGGAAATGGGTAAAACCGTTAGATTTTAACCCTTATTAGTCATAAATTAAATTGTTTTAACCAATTATGACCCACATTTTGTTTATCTAAACAAATCCGTAATATCACAATCTATAGCATCAGCTACTCTTGTAAGATAGCCAACTGTCGGGTTACCACTGAGGGCAGCAGATAGAGTACCTTTAGTGATTCCCATCTTGCTGGCTACTTCCTCAACAGTCATGCCCTTCTCCTTGATAACTTCTTTTGCCTTTAGTGTTGACATTATGGAAGATAATTATAGTTATCGTTAAGATATTCCTTCAACTCATCAATCTGTTCCTCAGTTGGCTCTCCTGATTCATCAAGTTCTGAATCATCAAAATATTCGTTATAGCCAATACCATTGTCGGCTTCGTTGATAATGTAATCAGCTACAGACTCATATCCACCATCGAGGATAAACTGCTTGTTGTCACTTGCGATTGACTGAACATAAGTATCAATAGACTTTCTCATAATTCTTATGACTTAACCGTGATGTCGAGGGCTAAATGATTAGCAAAAAAGTTCAAGAGCACCTAACGACCAATTAAAATCATCAGGCAAAGAAAAAACGTCTACCCAGAAACAGAAACTTTCCTGTATAATGCCATCTTCGCAAACAAACATCGCTGCACAGATGTCTGCACCGCATGAAAGCAGTCTGTATTGAACATCGCCTTCCTTGGCTTTCTCTGCACATTCTGGATGAAACTTACTGAAAAAATTCTCTACTGCTTTAGAATACGTATTTTCGTTATCGTCATAGACCTCGTTATCTGCATATCGGTAGAGAGGTTTCGGAAATCCAAATGTTTCTATAAGCTGCCATACATCACGCTGCTCTAAATTATCTTCATCTGGACGAAGTATCTTTCTCAAAGCCTTGCGACTAAACTTCTTGTCGTTGTCAAGGTCGAAAACATTAAGTTCTTTCATACTGAATCCGCTTAACCGTGATGCGTAGGGCTTAACGATTGTTTTTATTTTTCTGCTGCAAAGGTACGTAAAAGTTTGGGTATACCCAAACTTTTACAGAGGTTTAACATAAATTTAACATATCTATTTTATGTCCCTGACTCGTTCAAAGTACTTCGTCTGGTCCTTGGTGATATTCTTCACCTTAATCTGTATCGTGCAGTTCTTAGGCACAATATCATTTATGCTGGCCATGAGCTGCTCTATTATCTCATCTGTGTTTCGATAGCCCTTGCCATCAACATGAGCCACAACCTCGCCCATGAAGTAAGCATCAGCACTGAGTTCAAAAATTTCCTCTACGTTTTCGAATTCAGGCACATGATACTCCTGCATTCGCCTGCTTGGATCATTGGTAAAGAAGACCTTCTCCACCACCTTCTCATTCAGTTCCCAAGCCCTAGAGAAATCTGGCTTCACATATCCGCTGGTTATCCTATGAGCTGTTGCATGATTCAGAGCAAAGCCAATCTCTGCATAGTTGGCACCAATATCATTCTGGGCTACTGTGGCCCAAGTGTGCCGGAATGTATAAGGAGTATAAAAATTATCATCAGGCATACCCAAATAGTTCTTACAGATAGCTTTAATAAAATGTATCAAATTCGTATCCATAGAACGATTAGTGGAATACATTTTATGAAAAATAAATAGATAAGGGTCACTTTCCTCAGAAAAATATTTCTCCAAGGTTGGTAAAAGCATATCCGGCACTCTCATTTCTATATACGCTTTATCATAACGACGCGTACTTGTTTTCTTTCTCTCATAGTGCAAGATTCCATCATAATAGTCCACCTTTTTCATTTTCATGAGGTCAGCTACATTGATGCCAGCCAAGCACAATATCATCTTGCAAACATCCAGAGCCAACTGCTGCCGTGGATATTCAGGAGTAACGGCAAAAAACTTTCTACACTCCTCCAATGTGATGGCACGCTTGTGTGGACCTGCTTTTTTCTCTATCTTTATCTTATTCCAAGGATTGAATTTTATTGGCATAAGACCTGCCTCCTCATCATTAAATTTCTTGATACCTTCCAAATAAATACGCTTAACCAAAGAAGGATAATAATTTCTGCTACTAGGCTTATTCTCCATGGTTTTCATCCATGCTGTCAGAAAACGTACAGTTAAGTGCGAAAACATTACCTTATCAGTACCAGCAAAGTTTTCCAGATGTTTCAAAGCACTTTCATAAATTTGGCGTGATGAAGGCTGCAAAGAAAGTGATTGAAGATAAGAACGAGCAAATTCAGAAAAACAAATATCCTGTGCAGAAGTCAAAAGGTAATCTCTAACCTTATAAACAGACCAGTCAGTTATATCAAGTCTGTTCAATTTGTCAACCCAGCCATTTATTTGGCTCATACAGGCTGCGAGCACGAATGAGTCCTTCACCTCTTTCGTGCCCTTAACCAATCCTTTGTCTGTTACAAACTTATCGGTCTTAACTACCAACTTTTGACGGTTATGCAGTATTCTAATGTAAACTGGATAATAACCATCAGAACGTTTCTTTGAAACTACCACTTTAAATGTTGCCATATTACCATATTTTTTTTGCAACTGTTTTGCAACATTACATTACACATGTCCTATTTAACGTGTCAAACGTAAAATTTTAGCACGAAGATAAGTGCTTATACATCAACACATTAGATATATATAGCTGATATTCAGATATTTATCAAAAACCATGATGTAAAATCACCGTTTTAATCATAACTATATTTTCTCTAACGTTTTCTATATCAACTCTTTCGTATCCTGTATTTATCTGATGAATTCAGCATTTATCTACTAAATTCTGCGTC